CGATCCGGGCGCTGACCGTCGCGGACGTGACGCCGGTCTATCGTGAAAAGTACTGGGACCGCGCCAAGTGCGGCGCGCTGCCGGTCGGGATCGACTACTGTGTGTTCGACACCGCGGTCAACAGCGGGCCAGGCCGCGCGATCAAGTTCCTGCAAGAGACGGTCGGCTCGACGTCAGACGGCGTGCTGGGGCCGCTGACGCTACGAGCCGTCCACGTTATGAATCCGCGTGACGTCATCGACGGGTACTGCGACCGGCGCTTGACGTTCCTGCAAGAACTCAAGACTTGGGAGACGTTCGGGCGCGGCTGGGGACGGCGCGTGCTGGAGGTCAGGCGCGCCGCCCACGAGATGCTTAATGCGTCGTAAAACGTGGGGCTGTCCGCAGACTGAGCACATATGAATTTCAGCGACTGCGGACGTTTGCGCGCGCCATAACGTCTGTTCAGACGTTGGGCACATGGCGCGCCAAGCCTCCTCTTCTTCTATTGTCCAATCGATCACCACGGCGCCTCCTCACACGATTGCCGAAAACCAACTTTGTCGGGCCGGTCGCGGAGCGGGGGCTGGCTTATACCCTGCATCTGGCGCAATTGCTCCACGGTCGGGAAGGGCCACATTGAGGTTGCGTCTCCACGAGACCGGCGCGGTTGCTTTGCCGGGGTTTTGGACGAAGAAGCCGTGTCGGACGAGTTCATTCATTGCCTTCCTGATGGTTGAGCGCCCGAGGTTCAACTTCTCGGACAGTTGCACGTTGTCGTAAGAGATCGGCGTGTCACCAAAGAGGTCAAACAACTTCTTTTGCGTCTCGTTCCATCGCTCGTCAGTGTTCTTTCCGTAGCCGAAAGCGTACACGGCGACGGGTTGTGTGCCCTTGTAGTCCCAGCGAACGACGTGGAGCAGACCTTCTTTTTTCATTGCTGCGATGAACTTGTGGACGCCGTCTGCGCCGAGGCCGGTGCTGGCGACAAGCTCCAAGGCGGTCTGCGGTTTGTTGATCAGGGACTTGATCAACAGGGGGATGGTTGTTGCGCTGACTCTTTTGGTCATGTGTTCTTCTCCTTCAGTTTTGCTGCGATCAACTTAGCAAATCGCTCATGTCCTGCGCTCGCGCCACCGAACCAAACTTGTGCTGCGAGCTGCTCAACTTCTTCATCCGTCAGTCCGACCCATTGGCGCTGCTTGAGGCGCTTGATCTCTGCCATGTGCTCTCGCAGCGATTCCTGCGTTGCTTCGAGGAGCGACCAGTCGCGCTTGCCGAGCTTGCACTTCATCGCTTCAATGCTCATGCTTTCTCCTTCAGTTCTGCTATTGCTTTCCATGCCGGTCGCCACACCTCGCAATCCAGACAAGTCGGATCGCCGCAATCTGGCTCGACATGAATGAGCAGCCTCTCGATGATCTTAACCAACTGCCCGACGATGTATTCATGCTCGGTCACTGTCATGCACGGGATGCCGTCGATGATGCGGGTGAACTTGGGTTTCATATCTCACCTCTGCTTAAAACCAAGACGCCGGATGCCGAGTTCGATCAGCATGGCTGCGTCCTCAAGACTGTTCTGCGAACTGCTCATGGCTGTCTGCCACTCGCCACCGATTCGTTTGCCGACCAGACCGACCGTGACGATCTCGCCTGCCTTGGCGTCCTCCAGCCATTGCTCAAGCATTGCGATGGCATCGGAGTTGTCGGGCGTAGTGGCTTTGATAAATGGTTTGATGTTGTCGGTCATCGCTCATCCCTTGCTTTCAACATGGCGTCTGCTTGCTCGTACGCAGCGCGGGACATCTCGTAAAAGTCCCAACCCGTATCAGGGGCGGTTAGGTAAGCTTGCATCGCCTTTGCCGCAAAATAATCGCGCAGCGTCATGCCTTGATATGCCGTCCCCATCGGGAACGCCGGTCCACCTGTTGGTTTATTCATCTCTCACTCCAATAGTTCTTTGATGGCTGGCGGGATCTTAGGCAGCGGCGCCCAGCCGACCCACCAGCCGTCCTTGTTGCCGGCCATCTTGCCGGTCGAGGCGATGCCCGCACGGTTGAGCAGTTGCACCCGCTCGCCCGTGGGGCAGGTCTCGATCGACTGCCAGAAGTAGTCCGGGTCAACTTTCGCGCGGTCCATGCTGCGCTCCAATCTGCGCCTTCAGGATTCGCGCCTCGACCACCGCTTGGTCGCAGATGTCGCGGGCGTCATCGAACCGCTGCTCCAGCACGGCCTGCCAAACCTGGTCGGTCAGGCGCTTCAGTTCGAGATAAGGCCCGCTATAGTCGACAACTTGAAGCTTGTCCATTTCTTTTGATACTCCGTCAGTTCTGAAGGGGGCACCCAGCCGTACTTGCGCCAGGTTCGTTGGACGTCCGTCTGGACTGCTAGACGGTACGGGTCAGTCTCCGGATCAGATCCAGCCGCTCGCGGGTCGAGCGGACCGTACAGAGCCGCTGGTGCAGCCGCAGTGCGATCGTAGGGCGCGGCGCCGACGACGCCAGTTCTTGGTCGATCAAGTCGCATAGTTCACTCTCCGTCAGTGTGGTCAGTCGCTTTTGCATTTCTCGCCAGTTCAATTCGCTTCTCCAAGTAGGTGATTTGGGCCAAGACGCGGTTGAGATGCCGTTGAGCGGTGTTGAACTCCCGCTGCCGAATGGTCAACTCAGACTGCGCCAACTTCAACTGCTCCGTCAACGTCATTTCAAACACTCCATGGCAATGTCAGACACGCTGCGCTTGTTTTGTAGCGCAGTAAAGATTGTTTCATCTACAGTTTTCTCTGTCAACAAAACATAGTTCCAGACCGCGTGCCGCTGGCCGCTGCGATGCAGCCGCCCGATCGCCTGTTCGTACAGCTCAAGCGACCACGGCAGCGACAGCCACACCATGCGGGACTGGCCTTGCAGGTTGAGGCCGTGCCCGGCCGAGGCCGGGTGGACGGCCAGCATTTGGATCTGGCCGGCGTTCCAGCGGTCGATGGTGTCGCTGTTGACAAGCTCCTCGCAGCGTGGGAAGCGCGCCTTGAGCGCCGCCAACTGCGCCTTGAACTGATACCAGACAAGCGTCGGCGCCTTCTGGTTCTCGGTGAAGATGCTTTCGAGCGCGTCAAGCTTGTGATCCGAGATCGGCAGGACATCGCCGTAGTTGGAGTACGCGAACCCGGCCGCGATCTGCTGGAGCTTGGTCGTGACCGCTGCGGCGGTGGCGGCGCTGACGACCGTGTCGCACGTCTGGATCACAAACGTCTTTTTCATGTCTAGATAGACCTGCATCGGCATGGCGAGCGGCACCTCGACCGTGTGGAGCGGCGGGAGCGTGTCCTTGTACTCGACCGGCTCCAAGACGTAGGTCCACGGTTTGATGCGCGCCATGACGCGCTCCAGCGAGCCAGGCAGCGGCGTCCACTGGCCGTACTCGCGGTTCAGGCAGTGGAAGTACTGCTGGAGGAACGCGCCCTTGCTGCGGCCGAGCATCTGCTGGTCGACGATCTTGCACTGGCCGAAGACGTCTTCGAGGCCGTTGGACGTGAACGAGCCGGTCAGCCCCCAGCGGATCTTGATGGGGTCGATGACTTTCGCGAACGCCTTGAAGCGTTTGCCGGACGGGTTCTTCAGCCGGGTCAGTTCGTCGAACACGACCGCGTCGAAGTCGAGCTGCTGCTCGGCGAGCCAGATCAGGTTGTCGTAGTTGGTCACGACCACAGGCGCGCCGGAGGCGAGCGCCCGTGCCCGCTGCGCGGGTGAGCCAATGCAGACAGCAACGTCCAGCCCCGGCGCCCACTTCCGCGCCTCGACCGGCCAGACGTGCTCGGCGACGCGCTTGGGCGCGAGCACGAGGAAGCGGCGGGCGTGCCCGACCTCCAGCATATCGGCCATCGCGGTGAGCGTGGTCGCGGTCTTGCCGGCCCCGACCGGCGCCAGCATCATGGCGCGGTCGTTGGCGTACAGGAAGTCAGCGGCTTCTTCTTGATACGGTCGCAGCTTCATGGGCGCCCCCACTGGTCAGCCATCGCGTCGGCGATGCCTTGGTAGGTGGCGCTGCGGATCTTCCACCTGTCCGCGCTCGGGCCGAGTTTGTTCTGGCCGCTTGGTGTCTGGTTACCCCACAACGGGCGCGCGGGCGGTGATGCGCGTGTGCCAAAGTCGACGCCGTCAATTGTCTTGATCGTCACGTCTTCCTCGTGAGGGCCAACACAGATGCAGTCTGAATAATGCTCGTCGTGCGTCGTGCAGAACGGCTCTCCGCAGCACGGGCATTCAGGCAGTTCGTGTGCGTAGACGACGCGCTGCCAATGCGCTGGCGCGACGACCGCCGTCGGCACCAGTCGCGGCAGCCCCTTCAGCCACAAACAGGTCTTCTTGCTGGCGTCATGGCCAAACATCCACGGCTGCACGATCTGGTCAGGCTTGCGGATGCGACTGCTGATGACACTGACCGGGTTCTCAATGGCGATGCGCGCAATCGGCGCGTCCATCAACAGACGCACGAACGTCAGCGCGTCCTCGGTCAGTTGCGGGTCGCGCAGCCCGCGCGTCGTCCAGTGCATCCCGCTGACCGACAGGTAGGTGCAGGGCGGGTGCGCCACCATCAGATCCCAGCCGTCGTCCAACACGTCCCGGACGTCGCCTTGATAGTGCGGGCCGGGCGCCTCGGTCGGCAGCAGATCGCAGGACATTGCGTCGTGCCCGGCGCGCCGAAACGCATCGCGAACCGTCCCGCTGTACTCGCACGCGACCAGCACTCTCATAGACTTGCTATCCATCTGTCGACATCCTCCTTGTTCCATACTACGATCACGTTCTGGTCGAGTCGTTTCATCTGCTCGATGAAGAGCGTCTGGAGCGGCGACAGGCGCCCACCCTCGGCCTTGACCTCTACGAACCACACGACCCCCGGCAGCACGACCAGCCGGTCGGCCACCCCCCTGTTGCTCGGCGAGACGAACTTGTAGGCGTGCCCGCCCAGCGCCTTCACCCGCTTTACAAGATATGCCTCAATGTCTTTCTCCAAAATTTTTGATCTCCCGAAAGTTTTAAAGTTTAGGGCTTGCAAACTTTTTTCGCATCCTATACGATTGAGCCTCCTAACGTCAACCAAGGAACAGTAATGTCCAGTCTTCTAGGCTCTAATCTTCCCGCCGAGCGCGTCCCGAGCCATGCGCTCGTCCTGAACGGCGTGCCTTACCTGCCCCACTACCGGAACGGTGACGTCTACGTCGCCCCCGGTTACGGCCGCAGCAACTTCGACCGCTACACGGCGCAGGAACTGCTGGTGCAGGGCGCGCAGTATCAGCCCGAGATGCTCTGGCCGCGCGGCGTCAACGGCATCGTGAACGAGAGGAACCCATGAGCGCCCACTCGTCTGTCGTCGGCGGCTCGACCGCCGGCCGCGTCATCGCCTGCCCTGGCAGCGTGCAGCTTGTCCGCAAGGCGCCCCCGCAACTGGAGAACGCCTACATGGCGCAGGGCACCCGTCTCCACGACGCCATCGAGCGTCAGATCCTTGAGGGCGACCTCAAGTGGTCTGACTACACCGCCGAGGAGGAGGACAAGATCCGCTTCGCGCTTGACTTCGTCGACGCGCTTGAGGCCGAGCAACCTGGCACGCTGGAGTACGACTGCGAGACGATCGTCCGCTGGGACGAGGTGCCGGGCGCCTTCGGCACGGTCGACTTCATTGCCAAATCGCGCAATCACGCCTACGTCGTCGATTGGAAGTTCGGCGACGGCGTCATCGTCGAGGCCGAGAACAACCCGCAACTGATGTTCTATGCGCTCGCCGCGCTGCGCTCGAACCACTGGGCGCTGCGCGACGCCGCGACGGTCGAACTGATCATCGTTCAGCCGCCACAGGTGCGCCGCTGGCGCACCGACATCAGCCGACTGATGGACTTCGAGGCCGACCTGCGTCACGCGCTGCGACTGGCTGAGCTTGAGAACCCGCCTCTTACGGTCGGCTCGCATTGCCGCTTTTGTCCTGCGAAGGCCATTTGTCCGCAACAGACCGATGCGGTCCGTCGTCTCGTCGTGCAGAAGCTTCACGATCTGTCGGACGCCGACCTCGGCCGCGCACTCGAACTTGCTGATATGCTGGAGTCGTTCACCGCTGCTGCGCGCGGGTTGGTGCAGCAGAAGCTTGAGGCTGGCCTGCCGGTGCCGGGCTGGAAGCTTGTCCCCAAGCGTGCGATGCGGAAGTGGACGAACGAATCCGACGCCTGCGCGGCGCTTGTCGCCGCCGGCGCCCCTGAGTCTGAACTGATGGAGATGCGCTCTGTCGCGCAGGTCGAGAAGGTGCTTAAAAAACACAAGATCGCCCTGCCGGCTGATGTCGTGACTTCTGTCAGTTCTGGCGACACCATCGCACCGGAGAGCGATCCCCGGCCCGCGAAGGTGCTTCTCGGGCAGCAGATGACCGCTGCCCTTTCTAAAATCGTTTGAAAGGTACTGTCATGTCCAATATCGCAATTTTCTCGAACGCCAACCTTCCCGTCACCGCAGTCGCGGAGTCGCTCAAGAAGCTTGAGCAGGCGACGCCGTCAACGATGGTGATCCTCAAGATGGACAAGACCGGGCACTGGGTGTTCGGCGCTGACCAGACCGAGGTCGAGAAGGGCACGCGCTGGGCGGTCAATCCGTTCTCGTTCGTCCACGGCTTCATCGCGTGGGGTAAGGGTGAGGTGCTTGGCGAGCACATGGCGCCGCTCACCGAGCCGCTGCCCGAGGTCGGCGTGCCGCCCGCAGGCGCGGAGCGGGGCTGGGAGCAGCAGTTCGGCTTCTGCCTGAAGGCGCTCGATGGCGACGACGCCGGCATGGAGGCGCGGTTCAGCGCGACCTCAGTCGGCGGTAAGCGTGCGGTGCAGACGCTTGGCACGGCGATCGCCAATCAGGTGATGAAGGACCAGTCGCGGCCGGTGGCGGTGGTTGAGTTGAAGAACGACCACTACCAGCACAAGTCGTACGGCCGGGTCTTCACGCCCGTGTTCGAGATCGTCGACTGGCTCACGATGGACGGCGAGGGTGTCCAATCCTCGGACGCCCCCGAGGCCGGTGGTGAGGAGCCGCGTCGGCGTCAGCGTCGCACGGCCTGATCGTTAAGCAGTAAGGTGACGGGGGCTTCGGCCCCCGTTGCCATCTGGAGGACCAATGCTCTGGATCGATTTCGAGACCCGTAGCGAGTGCGACCTGATCGCTAGCGGGTCGTACACCTACGCCCAAGACCCGTCGACGCGGGTGCTCTGCATGGCTTGGGCGGTTGACGACGAGGACGTGCAGGTCTGGA